TGACGCTCCGACAGCAGCTTCAGAAGTTGCACCGGTAGTAGATACTACTAAAGTTGATTCTACAATTACTAACACAGTTGATACTACTGCTGTTATTACTCCCTCAGTAGAGGAAGTTAAATAATTTGTAAATTAAATTAGAAACAAGCTTCATATGATTAATATGAGGCTTTGTTTTTTTAAATATGGACTTAAATAAAATATTTAGTATGTTTAATGATGATAACAGTAAAGATACTGATGAAGTAAATTTACTGGTAGATTTTTCAGATCATCCTTTGTACTGGATAGGTGGGTTTAATAAAATTATAAATAATTATGTGTTTTTTACTCAATATATTACTAAAAATTTCAATAATATCCCCCCTGAATTAAATCAAGAAGAAATAGATATTGTGGGTATTACATTACTATTTAATAGATCTTGGGAATATATAAGAAGACTGAATTTGGATAATCCTTTCCATATTGATTGTTTAAAAATTAAATCATCAGAATCATTAAATAACTCGTTAGAAGCAGCTATATTCTTTTTTGAAAAAATAGAAGAGTACGAAAAATGTGCCTTTTTAAAAAGTATTCAAGATAAGGTTAAAGATTTTTTAATTTAAACTTGGCAGTATATTCTTCCTTTCATATGATTGGAATACGGGGTTTAGGAAAAATAAGAGAAAAGAATGTGGGATGTAACCGGGGTTAAGAAATAAACTAATAAATAAAACATATGAAACACAGAGAACCAGTTCTTAAAAAATTAGACAGTATAGATTCTAATTTGAACAAATTAAATTTAACCTTAAATCAAGGTAACAGAGAAGCAGCCAGAGAAGTAATTGAATCTCTCAGAGAACAAGTTGACCAAATAAAATTATACATTGGGAATGAACCTATCATGGGTAATGAATTAAATCGATAATTAAAAATAAATAAAAGTTATGAAGCTAACAGCAGAACAAATTCAAGAAAATTGGGAAAAATTTAAAGGATTTATTGATGAATATATTTCATCTCCCAGAAAAGAAGCACTACATGAATTTTATGATTTATATATGGATCGTATTATTCTAATGCCAGCATCACATAAAAAAGAATACCATAATGCTTTCCCTGGAGGGTACGTTGAGCATGTTAATCGTGTTATAGATGCTGCTCTTAAATTACATTCAGTATGGGTAGAATTTGATGTAGATCAAAATTACACAGTTGAAGAATTAGTATTTTCAGCTATGAATCATGATTTAGGTAAAATGGGAGATGAATCAAATGAAGCATATATCCCTCAGACTGATCAATGGCGTAAAGATAAATTAGGTGAAGATTATACATTCAATAATAAACTTGAATTTATGTCAGTACCAGATCGCGGACTTTACTTATTGAAAGAACACGGTATAGATTATTCTAAAAACGAATTCTTAACTATTAAATTACACGATGGTTTATACGATGAAGCAAATAAACCATATTTACTGTCTTGGATGCCAGAAACTAAAGTGCGTACTTCATTAGTTCATATTGTTCATCAAGCCGATTTCTTAGCAGCTAGAGTTGAATTTGAACGTGAATGGTTCCCTAAATTTAAGGGTAACGTGTCTTCTCAAGAAAAGAATTATACATTGAATAAACAAGCAGCTAAAAAAACCCCCACCAAAATTAAAGCTTTAAATAGTGTTAAAAGTGAGGGTTTAAAGAATGCAATGGATAATTTTTTTAATTAATTAATTGTTGTAGTAAATTAAGGTTGTGATTAACTCACAACCTTTTTTATTTTAAAAATTTATATAATATGATGATAATAATAACAATAATTCTTATATTACTTATATTAGTGTTAATTTTCACTAACTATAACTTACTTAAGAAAAATGAAAAATGTGAAGATATAATTAAATCTTACGAAGAATATATGATTAATCTTTCCACCACACTCAACTTCTCAGATAAAAAAATAAAAGAGATAGATGTTAATGGTACATTTGAAAGCGATGATGAAATAGGTTTTTTCTTTAAACAAATTAAATTTTTACAAGAACAACTAAATAATTTCAAAATAAAAGAATAATATGGCTCTAAATAAAAAAAGATATTTTACTGAAGAAACCGAAGATGCAATAATACTTTATAATAAAACTATTGATTTTAATAAACGAAGTCAAATTTATAAAGATAAAATTCATTATCCTTTTTTTAAACTTACTCAAAATATAATTCATACTTTTAAATTTTATAATACTGAAGTAGAAAATATAGAGGATTTACAACATGAATTAATAATCTTTCTTTTAGATAAAATTCATTTATTTAACCATAGAAAAAATATTCAAGATAGACTTAAAAAAATTATTATTAAAGAATTTAAAGAAGAATACCATTTAAATTTTGAAGAATATGTAGGTGAAGTAGATAAAGTAACCCAAGAACAAATAGATAGTTTTATTTTACCTCTTAATATTTCAGATACATGTAGAGAAAAATTAAATAAACTTACACCCCCAAAAGCATATTCCTATTTTGGAACTATAGCTAAACGCTGGTTAATTATTTATAATGATAAAAACTATAATAAAAAAATAAGTTCTATCTCCTTAATATCTATAGATAATAACCTTCAGGAATCATATACTATAAATGAAAATAATTCACCTAGTGATAGATTACCACATAATGATAAATTATCTCTATTTATGGATTTATTCATAGAATATTGTACCAATAATATTTATCAATTATTTCCAAAAGATGAAGAAGCTAAAATAGCTGATGCAATTCTTGAATTATTTAGAAAGCGTGATCATTTAATTATATTCAATAAAAAAGCACTATATATTTATATAAAAGAAATTATAGACGTTAAAACACCTAAAATAACTAAGGTATCTGACAAATTAAGCGCTATATTCAAAAATAATTATATTTACTATTTAGAATATGGATATATAAAATTTTAATATAATATATTTATAGTCATGGATAATTTAGATAAAATTGTATTTGGTAAGAAAAAATTCTCTGATCTTTTGGGAGAAATATATGATAATCAAAAGAAAAAAGAAAACCAAATATCATCTTTAATAGGTGAATTAAAGCCAATGGTTCAAGAAATAGGTGATGCTACATTAATCGTTCCATTAATTAAAGAATATCTTGAAATAGGTGTTAAAAATGATGAACAATTAATTAAATTAGCCACCATAATTCAACGAATTCAACAAACTTCAGCAGCATCAGATACTAATAATCCATTTGTTATTTCTGAAGAAGAAAAAAATCAATTACTAGAAAGTATAGATAAAATAAAGAAAGATGGCAACTAAATTTGGTTTTGGTGGATTAAATACCAGTTTAAATAGCAATACTAACACCATATCAACTAATTTAGGTTTAGCTAAAGAAGGTTTAGCTAATTTAATAGTTGTTGGTAGAGTAATTGACATTATCCTAGATAAAGATCACCCAAAATTTAAAGAATTAGGTGAATATTCTTCTCTAGGTATTATAGAATTTATAGATACCCAAATCCAATCAGACAAATCATCTCCTGGTTCTAGTGTACTTTATGCTAAACCATTATTCTCAAATGTAAAAAATTATCCTATTTTTAACGAAATAGTATATATAATTTCTTTACCTAATCAAGGGGTAATGGAGAATGGGGATAGTAAACAATATTATTATTTCAATTCTATAAATGTTTGGAATACCCCACACCACAATGCTGTTCCATTTTATATTGAAACAAATTCTCAAAATACTCAAAATAAAAGCTATGGAGTTACTTCTTTAGGTAGTACAAATAAATCAAAACCCACAGCTACAACTGTTAATTTAGGACCCGGATTTAAAGAATATGGAGATATTCATCCTATATTATCATATTTAGGTGATTATATAGTTGAAGGAAGATGGGGAAATTCAATTCGTATAGGCAGTACAGTAAAATCAAATTCAAACAATTGGTCAACCAATGGAGATAATGGTAAACCCATTACAATAATCAGAAACGGACAACCCACAGATGCTTCATCTGAAGGATATATTCCTATAACTGAAGATATAAATAAAGATTTATCATCGGTTTATTTAACTAGTAATCAAAAAATTCCAATTAAAGTAGCTAGTAAAAGTTATAGTAGTTATAATTCTGCACCAACTGATCCTACATCATATATTAATCCACAAATAATTATTACCTCTGAAAGAGTATTAATTAATAGTACTAAAGATCATATATTATTATCTTCACCTAAATCTATAAATTTAAATTCACTGGATAGTGTTAATATAGATAGTAAAAATTTATTTGTAGTTAATTCAAAAACAATTAAATTAGGCGATAAAAATACTAATAATCCAATGTTGAAAGGTAATGAAACAATTAACACCTTAAACATTATTTGTGACCAACTAATCAAATTATCAGTAGCATTATCTGCTTTAGTAGAAATATTACCACCTGTTCCCCAAGTAGCTGTAAATATAGCTGCTAGTGAGGCTGTAGCACAAATAGGTATTGTTAAGGGTAGTTTACAAAACTTAAAATCTAAAACTAATTTCTTAATATGAGTTTAGCATTATTGGGTCAAGCTATTATAAAAAAGGTAGCTACTAAAAAAATAAGAATTCTTAGTAAAATAACAGATTTAAAATCTAAATTTGATAATGGCTGTCCTACTACTCCTGAATTGGTAAAAATTATTAACCAAAGAAATCAATTAGTTAAAATTTTAACCCAATTAAAAAAACAAGTAACTCAGATAGATAAAACAACAAATCCTCTTAAAACACTAGTAATAACCTTAACCACAGCTACTAAACTCCTTAAATTAGCACCATTACCTGTTGCATTTGGCTCTCCAGCCATTGCACTTCCTTTAGGAACTATAGTAACAGCAGGAAATACTTTAAATAAATTAGATACTAAAATTGGTGGGTTCGCATCACTTATCCTTACATTTAATGCTATAGTTAAATATATACTTAAAACTATAGATGAAATATTAGCCCAATTAAAAATATTAGATACATTAGTAGAAAAATGTGCTGCTGAAAATGCTACAGCTGCCACTGTCGCCAATCAAGCATCAAATAATGGTGCTCCTGCACCTTCTATAAACACTACAAATGCTAATTTAATTTTAAATAATTTACTAAATGCTGAAGAAAGCACACTAATAAATAACTTACAATCTCCAAATAAAAATGATACTAACACTTATAAAGGATTTGTGCTAGAAGTATTACTAGA